TGCACCGACCGAGAAGTTCTTGATTGCGTCTTTGATCTTTTCAAAGCCTTTAGCACCCTGCCCAGCTTTATCACCGCCAGCCTTGGCATCTTCGCCAGCCTTTTTAAAACCAGCTCCGCCACCCTTAGCTTCCTCGCCAGAGGCTTTCACCTTATGCCCGGCTTGTTTAAAGCCTTCACCGCCAGAGCTAGCCTCATTGCTAGCTGACTTAATTTTGTTTGATGCCTGTTTAAAACCGTCACCAGACCTTTGGGCAAGGTCAGAACTTTCTTTAACTTTCTCACCGGCTTGTTTAAAACCATCTCCAGAGCGCCCAGCTAGATCTGAGCTTTCCTTGATCTTCTCGCCAGCTCTTTTAAAGCCGTTACCAGAGTTTGAAGCAATTTCAGAGCTTTCCTTGATCTTCTCCCCAGCACGACGAAAGCCGTTGCTTGATGTCTCGGATAGCTTCGCACCCTCGGCCATACGGTCACCAGCACGTTTGAAGCCTTGACCAGCTTTCAAAACCTTGTCGCCAGTAGCCTGGATACCGTCTCCGACACTCTTGACACCTTGGCCCGATCTACGGGCTTCAGTTTCTAAACGCTTCAAGGCGCTTGATAACTCTGAGAGCTTCTTGCCGTTAACCTGGACGTCAATTACAATTTTTCCATCTGCCATTATTCATCTCCCTCCTTTCCGTCTAATCTGTATTTGCTTTGTAACCGGCGCATTTTGGCCTTATACTCGCTACTATCGTTCTTTGAGGGTTTCCAAGACCGTATCTCTACCAATTGAGATACAGCCGTTCCCTCTGGCATACCGTTTAGTAACGCGATGAATTCGGGCCATGTAAGCCGGCCTTGTGCTTCAAAGAGGTTGATGTTATACGCTTGCACAAAGCTAGCGTATATTTCCTGCGCGTCTACTTCAAAATCAATCAAACGTGTATCATCTTCTTCGTCCTTGGCTACCGGCATAGGGTTCCCGTGGCGGTCATAAATCACGCGCTCTTTTTTTGTCCTTAAAAAATGATCGTCGATATATTCCCACACGGCCACTATATCCTCTGGATTATCCAAGGCTTCGTCCGTCATCATTAAAATCGCTGTACGCATCTTTTCGAGATTATTCATGACTTCGTTGTCAAACATCTCAAAGACATCAAGCACCAGATCAAAGGAGCAGTCCACTTCATAGGTGCGCCCGTTTAATTCAAAGGAGTTCTGTATAGGCTCATTTAGCTTCATGAGCTACCCCCTTTTTATTTTTTGCTGGTTTTCTTTGTTTTCTTCGCTTTTGCTTTTTTTACAAAAGATTCAGCAACCGCACCCGATGCTTTAGCTCGTTCTTGGCCTAGGCGGTCAAGCTCAGCACCCAGCAAGGTATCTACCTCATCAAATGCATGATCCAAAGCGTCAAGGTCTGGATAATGTTCATAGAGTTTAGCAAAGGTACCATTCCCAAATAACACATCATACTTAATCTCCGTCATTTTCTTTTGCATCTCAAAGGCTTCGTCAATAACTCGCTTGTTAATAACTCCCTCTTTAAGATCGTCAAATTCTCCGTTGTTGGAGCGTTCAATCAGCTCTAACTGATACTTGTTAAAGCGTTCTGCGATCTCTTCCTGTAGCGTTGCAAGCCGTGAGATATTTTCTAGTGATGTATCAAACTGCAGTTCGATTTCTCCGATATCGATCGGGATAAAGTTGCGTTTTAATTCGATTGAAATAGACATGTTTTTTCCTCCTTTAATGCACAAAAAAGAGCGCTACCTAAACAGATAGCGCCCAATAATTCGATTAGACGACTGCTGAAATTTTTGGAAGTGAATTATACGAGATTTTGCAAGAAAATTCTTCGTATTCTGCAGCAGCGCCCGAACCAGCTTTGATATCAGATACGGTAGCGATTCCGACTGCTTGGTTCTTACCGTCAGCATCTACGATCTTATGCCATACAAGTCGTTCATTACCGAGTTTGTATTTAAGACCAGCGATGTGCTTCATGGCTGGGTCTTCCTTGTCGTATGTGCCTTTGAATGTGTAAGAGCCTTTAACAGATGTAACAGTAGTCTCTTCTGTACCGTCTCCGTCGTAGTAAGCTACAGAAGTTGTAGCCTCGCCTGTATCGTCTGCGATGTCTTCGATCCATTTCGCAAGTTCCAAATAAGTAGATTTTTCTGGTTCTACTTTTGGATCAGTTACAGGAGCGATGAAATGCCCACGTAGGGCGTTTTTATAACGTGCCATATATTAATTAATTCCTTTCTTTTTTCGGTTGGAAAACCGTAATGTTTGCTTGAATATCTTGTAAATAGATGTAGTAGCCTTGCTCGTCTCTTTCATTCAAAAACGGCATTGCCACTTCTAAATTTTCGAACGCATACGATCCGTTAGCGCTTGGAATGTCTACGAATAAATCCGATAAGGCCTCGTTAACTGCCCATAGACAGGTATTAGCCTTTTCATGATCTTTCGTTTTAACTGCAATTTCAAACGGTAGAGATACATCTCTGGCTTCGTCCATATAGATCTTATTGATCTTTCCACCAGCTAGTGGATAAACCACAAGGCTCTCGTCCTCGTCTAAATAATCCATACGGGATGTAATAGGGAGATCAAGCGAATTGATAAAAGCATTAAGTCTTTCTAAAAAATCATTTTTAGCGATCATAGTCCTAATACCTCCCTTCCCTTATCTGCCCATTTGTCTCCATACATTCCTTTAGCTTTCAAGTCCCACCGTGGGCCTGTGCCAGGAGTAGTATACTTGCTAAACTTAAAACTACGATGCTTGTTGTAGGATGATCCGTAAAACTGCGCCCTGGCATAGACTGTGTTATATACAATCTGATTGCCAGAAACATGGCCAGAACCTCGAAGATCACCGTCACGGAGAGGCACGAACCTTTCCATGTCCAACATCGCTTGGTTAGCGATAGCATACTCAGCAACTTTCTTTGCATTCGGACCGAACTTCTTATTAATCCGTCCTAGATCAACTGTGATACTAATTCCCATTAGATCACCTCGATTTCATAAGTAAGTATTCGCTTACTAATCGGGTGTCTGTTTGGAATGATCTTAACGATGATGTACTCTTGACCATCTACAATCAATTTTCCGTCGATGTAAGAGCGATCGATTTCAAAGTTGCAATAATCTGTATCGATATACAGCACTCCAGCAAATTGGTCCGTGCGGTTCTTACTTTTTCCAGACTTCTGTGATTGGACGTGTGAGGTACTCTCATCAAAACGGCAAGGATCGATATATAGATCGCCGCCGAATGTTTCTTTCCCCCACTCATCAATACCAACACGCTTTTTTATGATTGCTGTATCGACTAACATTCGCTTATCTATCATAAGACACCCCACTATAGCCAAAACCAGCCACTTTGAGCCAGTTTTCAGCATCAAGAGAGAGATTATACTGTGAACCTTTTGAAACACTCTGAGAGCCACTCTGATAGCTTACTGTGGTTCGTCCAACAGTCACGCTAGATAGAGATTGTTTCTCTTCTGCTGTAGCAATTCCAGAGCGATCTAAGTAGTAAATCTGATAAGCGACAGCGTTCTTTACTGCTTCTTTGCGTAGTTTAAAATCACTTTCGAAGTCTTTGTAAGCATAAAAATTGTGAATGTACAGGTTTACAGTCATTTCTGCCCGTTTGTACAATTCATCGTATTTGTCTGTTTCGTCAAAGCCTAATTTAAGATATTCTGGATAGGTTAAGTAATCCATGTTCTCACCTCTTCTATAAATAAAAGAGGTTGGATTATGCCTCAACCTCTTCCGTTTCTGTAGTTTCTGTGTCTGCTTTCTTCTTGCGACTGCGTTTCGGTTTCTGTTCCCCAGCTTCTGTGACTTCAATTAGTACAGTTTCACCAGGGAATACATCTGCCAACTTTTCGATTAAATCTTTAGCTGTCGCGTCATCAAGTTCCACGACATCACTTTCTAACACTGTGATATCAAGATCTTGGAAGAAAACATTTTTAGTTGTTTTAAAAAGTGCCAATAGCTACCCCCTTTTAAACGACTGTACCAGTTACCTTAACAATCGCTTTCTTGTTATCTTCGAGTGCATACGTACCACCTTTAGCAGCAGCTTGCAATTTAACACCGTCGAAGTCTTCTGCCTCTACTGTACGAGCAGTAGAGATACCTACGAATGGAATGATAATTCCATCTGGTACGAAGTAAGCGACATCGCCAGATTCAAAGTATTGTTCTGGTGTTTCTACAAGGGCAAAGCCTTTGTATTTAGCAAGGCCATTCTCGTCAATAGATACGCTTGATCCTTTAGCAGAAGTATTTGCAGTCATATCTACGATTGCGTTGAACAATTCAGTGCGTAGATACAATGTAACAGGAGCGATCACTTCGTTGTTGCTGTAGTATGCTTTGATCTTGTTAACCAAAGTACGTACAGTAGCTTCTTGCATATCTGTGAGGGCTTCTGTTTTACCTGCAGCAGTTGACAAGAATTTACCGATACGTTTGCTCATTCCACGGGTTTGAGCTTCTGCGTTGAGTTTCAAACGATCAGCGATTGCAGCCTCAATGTTGTTATTTACTGTGTAGCGGTCGATACCTTCGTGGATTGCAAGTGTGTAGTCGTAAGGTACATCTGTGTTTGTGTACTTGATTTCTTTCAATTCACCAAAACGAGATTTACCAGCACCAGTTCCAAAACCACCGTCGTTAGCATCGGTTGAGTATTCCCCCATAACGACAGGAGTTCCGTTGGTTTTAACTGAGAATGCAGTAGTGTTTTCTTGTACACCGTCCAAAATTTGGATAGGAGACAAAGCGTTGATAAATGCTGCATTCACTCCGAATACAGTAGCGAGCATATCACGATATTGTTTCTCGTAGCGAGCAGCAGCTAGGTTGTTATTTGGCATAGATTATGTTCCTTTCTTATTTTTTCTTGCCATACGAGGCGATAATAGCCTCAAAAGGATCAAACTTGCCCTCTTCTTTAACCGATGGTGTGCCACCGACTGAGAAGCTGGGTTTAGGTTCTTCCTTGGGTTCTTCGGGCACATTCCCGAATTGTGGATATTTAGCAAGGACTTCTGCGATCGCATCATTGATTGTCACATCATCAGTCACTTTGCTTTGAGCCAGTGCAATGACATCGTCGACAGCATCAGAACGTACACCCAACGTAAGAGCTGCATATTTTGCAGTCAGTTGTTGGTTTTCCAAGCGCATTGCTTCAAGTTGCTTCTCCTTGTCAGCGATCGCCTCAGATTGTTTCTCCGCTTCTGTCTTCTGTGAGTCTTTCCACTCTCTCAACTGTTCGAAGCCTTCTTTAGCACTCTTGACATCTTCAAATCCCAGGCTTTTAAAGATCTTCTCCTGTGCCTTTTTGGCTTCTTTGGCTACCAATCCATTTACTTCCTCTTGTGTAAATGTCTTAGTTTCCTCTTTTGCAACTTCGGCAGTTGCCACCTCTCCAGCATTAACAGGCTGGTCTGTTGTTTGGATTTCTTCGGACATTACTTGCCCCTCCTAAATTGTGATCTTCCATTCTTTAGCGACTGTGGATAAAGTCGTAAGCGCCCAGCGGGTAACGATCCCGCAAGAGGTAAGAAATAAGGAGGAAACAACCTCTTGTCCAAAAATGAGCGCAAAATAAAAACCGCATGAATTCTCATACGGTTCCTTATAACAATTAAATAGCAGTCTATTCCTGCTAGTCAAGATGCTGGATCACCTCCTATTTTAAAGCACAATAAAAGCGCCTAGATCATTCTAAGCGCTAATTATTTACAAAGCTAGACCGCGTTTTTTCAGTTCATCCATGACAAGAACTTCATCTTCTGGAGAAACCCATGTGAAACGCAAGCGAGCGAGTTCTTCGTCAGTCATTTCAGAAGGAATTAAGGGGGCAGGCTTTTTGAGATTCCAGCTACTTACTTGTTTTAATGCTTCTTCCAAATTCATAGGCTTTACTCCTTTCTTAGATTCATTTCAATGGTAATATTATCCCCTTTTCGTTTCATGTTAATTATATCATATTTCGAACCTTTTGGAAGGATAATCTCGCTCTCTCTATCGTTATCGGTGAAATAAATTTCAGCATTTTTAGGAATGTTGATAATGGTTTTAATAGGTCTATCCTTAAAGAAATTGTATTTAGGAATATAACTAGTAGATGTATAGCCATCATTGTCGAAAGTAGCTTGTCCAGAATTAAGAGCAGACTCAATGCTATCATGCTTTTCCAAAAGACTAGCGTTCTTTCTAAGGATAGAATTAAAATACCCCTCATCGTCAAATCTATTGACTTTGATATTTTTTAGAACTCTATTTCTCTTGATAACCCCATCCAATGTATTGACTATATTCTGATACTCAGACGGCATTACATTTTTATCTCTCAAGTATTTATTGATAGCAAAACTATGAGGTGTACCAATATATCCCAAACCTTGAGGATTCTCATCTGCATAAATAACCTTACGCTCTGCTTTAGTGATTTTTCCTCCAACCTTTTTGAAAGCTGGAATCTCGCCTTCTTTGATGTAATGATGTTCTGCCAGCTTCTTTCTAAGTTGAGCGGTTTTCTTAGCATCTGTATATGGACCTTTGTAGTATTTTTCTCTCGCATAATCACGATGAAGAAACGGCTTATCTTTAAGAAAATCACGCATAGCACCTTGCTGAGTGCGTATCTTACTCTTGTACTTATCTATAAGATCCTTATCACCTAACTTATTGGCAATATCTAATTTTTCTTTACTGTCTCTTATAGACCGTTCTAATGCCCTTTGTTTAGCCTGTACATTAGCATTTCTAATTGCATCTTCTGGTGTGATATTCTTAACATCATCGCCCAAGTCCGGCATATCGTTGATGCCAATTACAAAAGGTGTTAGATAATGCCCGCAGTTGATACCAAGACAGCCTCCTGGTGTACCATAACCATGATCCGCAAGCGATAGGACGCTATAGCCACCCTCTTCTCTTGCTTCGCCATACGTTACAATGTGATGTTGCAGAGGAGCGCAAGCCTCTCTAGCAGTTGCTTTCTTTGAGTAGTAAAAGGTATCAATACCCAGCTCGTCTGCTGGTTGCGTGCGCATTTGACGATATACCCTACGTGTCGTAGTCTTAACGACTGTACGTGCGTAGTTATCAATGCGCCAATTCTTACCGCCTCGATCCTTAAAGCCTCGAAAGCCAACTTCCTGCCATTTCATGACAGTTTCAGCAATTGCTTTATCCGGTGTAGCAACACCAGTTGCAACTTTAGCGACCGTCTCCTTAGCGATATTACGATAAACCTCATTAACGACATTTGGCAGCGTTGTATTGATTAGATTATCAATATCACCACTTGCTTGCTCTAAATAGGCTTCTAGTTGTTTCTGTACATGGCTTGTATCAAAATGAGGGTCTTTATTCAGATCCTCCAATAGTTGGCTCTTGGTGTCCGTGTATATCTTTAGGCCTTCACCCTCAATGACATTTCTTAGTTGCTCTTCCGTGATATCCGTATACTTAGATATTACTTTAAGATTGTGTTCGTTGAGCGCGTGCATCTGATTGAGTTTTTCCAGTTGCCAGATGTAGGGATTGTCTGTGAGGGATGTTGTACCACGTTCCAGAAGCCTATCCACCATCTGCTCAAAGAGTTCGACAGTTAACTTATGATAGAGATCAGCAAGACGACTCGATCCAAGTTCTAACTGTTCGTCATTAAATTGTATCGGCAGCCTCTTGCTCATTCCTTATCATTCTCCGTAAATTTCAATGTCTGTTGTATCACGCTCAGAATTAGCAGTAGCCATCGTTTCGTTGTTTATACGTCGTACCATCTGGCCAGCTTCTTCCTCTGTTAGTTTCAAAGCGCGTTGAATTGCTGTCTTACGATCAACCAGACCACTCGCAAGAGCTTTCGTCCAGTATTCCAACTCATTGTTGCGATCGGTAAAGACACCATCGTCCAGGTTAACACTGATCTGCTCCATCTCTGGAATAGGACCGTCGTAAAAATCGTAGAGCGAACCGAGTTCGCAAATCGAAATAACCAACTCTTTCAAAGACTGCTCGACCAAAGACACAAGACTATTGCGCATTTGGTAAGTGTCTGAGTTTTCACTTACAATCTCTGTTGCGGTCTTCATGCTCTTGCCGTCAAAACTAAACATACCAGCAGATACACCAATCTGCATTTCAAAGAGTGACAACCCCTCGTTGATAGCTTTAATGTAGTCCTCTGACCGGATAGGAGTCGTTAGGTCTGTGATGTTAATAGATCCGTCAAGGCTCCCTGTATCAAACTTCTCGTATACATTTTGATTAGGATCAAACTTGCGTGTGACTGTGACTTTCTCATTGCGTGAGTTAAACTCTGTACGTACTGTCTGTTCTGGAACTGCTACCCTACGCTGTCCCATCTTGACCTCCCACTTGAATTCGTCATAAGTGGTGTTGATAAAGTCGATTGTACTCTTAGCATTATCAAAGATAGACAGGCCTAAAGGACTGTTAATGTCTTTGTTATTCATGCCAGCAGTCTTTAAATACGTAAAGAGTGGACGACTCAACCCTTTAATTGTTGTTGTTTCATCTAACTCCTCGTAGAGTTCGGACAACGGCACACGATCACCTACACGGTCCTTGACCTCTGACCTGTAGAGTTCATTAGTGATTGTATATTCCTCTTCATTCTTCCACTCATGGAATTCAATCAAAGTATAATATACATTCTTTTGCCCCTCTGACTTGATTGTTTTGGTAACAATAGCAGCACTCGATACATCTTGCGTATTAGATCGCATAGGCAAGAATACAGGAGCTTGTACGAATGCAATTTTGATTTTATCACCATCAACATAAGGCCGCATGGCAAGTCCACCCAGGGCAAGACAGCTCTCAAAATAACGCTCGAAGTTCTTATTAAAGCGGTCGTTCAGCAACACGCTTTGCACGTACTCGTTAGCATCACTTACAGTTTCATCTACTGTGATTGTAGCCTGTTCATTATATACAAGGCTTGCAATCTTCTTTGCTGCAGTCCGTCCGATTGGTAAGTGATTGAATGGTCGTTTAACCATGTCGCCATTTGTATTCATGAACTCCACATCATCCCACTTGGACTGATAATATCGTAGATTGCGCATAATGCGTTTGTATTCTTCCTGGCTTACTGCAATTCGTGGGTGTTCCGTGATATTGCCTAGCGATTGTTGTTGCATCGCATACTGTCCTCTCTTAAATATATTTACTATTCGTTGTATAATTCCCATTTAAATTAAACCTTTAAATTAAGATATCGTGCGTTATCAATTACAAAATATTGCAGAGCATCACACGTATGGTCGTCTTCCTTGATAACTTTCGGATCGTCGTTCATAATGCTTCTTTCATCCCATTGATACTTCTTGTGCTCTTCCACAAAGTATTTCAAGTTGTTTTCTGTAGGCAAATAAAAAAAGCGTCCTTCTGCTAGAAGCGACTGGACGAACTCAGTCATGACGATTTTCTTTTTCTTAGCTACTGGATGCCAGCGCACGCCATAGTCTTCATAGTATTGGTTTCTCAATGCTCCCTCCGCACTATCTATTGTCATATTCAAAATAGGCGCATTAGGAAAACGTTTCGCTTTCTCCTCCAAGTAGTCATGCAACTCCTTAGACAAGATGCTGGGTGCTTTCTTGTACGTCTTACCCGCTGGACTGTAGTAGTAGTTATCAATTAGATAAACTCTGTCAGCACTCGTCATAACTAAATGCAAGCAAGTTGTAGCAGACTGTTGGTGCCCGCTATCAACTGCGAAGAATTGTCCGATTACACGTTCATTCTCTGGTATTTTATCAATTTCTTTGAACAATTCCATGTTGTAGACATTTGTACCAAGGCCAACTGGTTCGCCCAGGTAAATGTACCGGTAGTAGTCGTAGTCGTTCTCTTTAATACGTTCAATATCTTCCAGCATTTGTTCTGTAACAAAGCCTAACTTATCGTCTAAATAAGACGATGAATGTACTAGGTAATTCTCGTTATTCTTTAGCTCCTCTGCCCACTCATTGATCCAACTATATGGATTTCGTGGCGGGTTGTAACTCCAAAAGAATTGCACGAACTTAGCACGATCATGCTTCTGTCGCATAAAAGTCACATTTGACTGGTCGAAATCTTCCTTGCTACTAAACTCCGCAGCTTCCTCATACCAGACCGCGATGATGTTCCCAATATCATTTGACTTCAACTTCTGAAAGTCATCTTGGCCGTAGAAATATATACACGAGCCAGTAGCGTTGTCTTGTATTTTAAACGGCGATACAGTAGCTTTGAAGCGATCAGATAAACCAAACAAACCAAGTGCCCACTGCATTTTTAGAAATACGCTATCACGAATGGTATTCGCTACTTTACGAATGACGACCACGTTTGCTTTTTCGCCAGCTTTTAGATATCTCAATAACATATAAGCTAGTTTGATTGCGATAACAGATGATTTAAAGGAGTTCCGACCACCTTTCAAAACATTGTAAGGTCTATCAGACAAAAGAATTGGAAGAAAGTTCTCGTTTACGTTTTTTCTGAGAAGATCAGCCGTGTCAGAAACAACATCATAAGTCATCTATCAAGCCTTTCATCTCTTCCGAGAAACTATCAACGATGATTAAACGTTCACTTGTATGTCCACTATCCAGCTCTTTCTGCAATCGTTCGATTTCAAGCTCCAATTTCTTGGCTTGTTTTGTCGAAAGGTATCTACCGAGAAGTTCTTTTGCAGCCTTGGTAGCGTCCGCAAGTGAGGCTTTCTTCTCTGTTTTGATAAAGCCACCACCAATAGGATCGACTGCTACAACTTCCTCAGTCGCTTCTTGTCGTAAGATAGCGGTTAGTTTCTCCAAAACTTCGTCTATTGTGGCGATGGTAGGTTTCTCAAGTTCTTTTAATCTTGCTGCAATTACTTCTTGTATCTTCGGTTTATTTAAGTTTTCCGACGAACTCTTTGCAGCAATTTTCTCAGAATATCCAGCCTTGATTGCCGCTTCCGTGCCATTTCGACTGATTAGATATTCATCAATAAATCGTCTTTGCTTGTGTGTCAACCTAGAAATCTACCTCACCCCTTTCTAAAACAAAAATAAAAAAGCCGACTGATGCCGACTCTTTCGAGATTAAAACATAAGGAGATTTTACAATGATTTTAACTAACCGTTAATGGTTTTTAACCTCAATAACATAATACCACTTTAAAAGTCCCAAAAAGTTTTAAAGGTCTCATAATTTAGCTTCAAGGTGTTCGATCGCAGACTTTTTCACGCGATGGAATGTAGTCCTTGAACAGTTGACCTTTCGCATCACTTCAAAACGACTGCAACCGTTGATATAATACCAGCGCATGATGACATTCTCAAGCGGATCTTCCAGGGATTCAATTGCTTGTGCGGTTTCATTGCGTTCGTCCCAAAGCCTTTCCATTTCTTTGTCGATTTGTTCAGACTTCGAGATAATGCGAACGTTTAAATCTTCCGTTTTGTTGCCTTGTTTGCTGCCTTTCGGCTCATCCGAATAGATCTGCGCTTTCTGAACCGTAGCACGCAAAGCAATTCGTTCTTGTCGCAGTGAGTTTAGTTTTGTATCAAAATATTTAAGATTGTTCAAGCGTGTTTTAATGTTCATCCACCCACTCCGTTTCTCTCTGCTACCTCTTTCAATTCCTCCGCACGTTGCCGTTCCCGCATCTGGTACTCGCTGTTTAACTTGTTTAAAATAACATCCTGCGCATTATTTTGTTCTGCCAACCGCTGGATGGACAGTTCATGCTCCTGCACCGTCCATTCCAGATCACTGACTTTATTATTTAACTCATTGATCCGTGAGTTCAAGTTGATACACACGATCATAAATACCAGCGATATTGAGCCGAGGATCATATAAAATAGTTTAGTCATGTTTCACCTTTCTGCTTTTGAACGCAATCACACCAGCCCAGATCAAGCCAGAGATCCAGACTGCTGCGAATAGTATGTAGATAAAGTTCTGTAAGTCCATTAATACCCCCTCAAAGCTTTTCTCAATTTTCTATTTCCTTTTTTGGAAAGTTCAAAACTGACTGTTATTTCCTTATTCGCTAGATTAATGTCGCCACACGATAGGACACTGGCATCAATAACTCCCGCTTCCAAAGCCAAACTGTCTGCATCAAAATCTTCAACAGTCGGAGAAAGTATTGTCCATTTCTTATCATCGGCCGTTTTTATTTTCAATCCTAAAAGACGGTCATTGGAATATCCACGATACTTCCTAATCAATCGTTTTCTTGTTTTATTCAATGACATTGTTTCGTTTCCCCCGTCACTCGATTTCTTTTAACTCTCAATTCAATAATACTATCATCACCGAAATATACTGTAGTTGTTTCTTCTTCCCACTGATTTCGTGTATATGGGTATTTGTTTGGTCGTTTCATCTTGCACCTCCAATAAAATTATTAGCAAAATTCTGCTGTTCTGTATTGATTATTTTATGTTTATAGTTCATCACTGGATTTCTTAAATCATTTACCAATGCAGGCTTCAAAATGATTTCGTTGGTGTCCAAGAATCTTTTGCCGTCGATTTTTATTTTTATATCATAACCGTTAGCGATATGTTCAAGGTCATTTTTGGATAAATATATTTCAAATCTGCTCATCCTTCCACCTCCTCGACTTCAAACAACGGGCTGTTAAATACTCCCCTAAAGCCCGCTTTTTCAAGCTCTTTTCGGGTGTGTTTTACGCGAAAATCTAACGGTTCACTTTCTCCACTAAAGAACCAACTATCTAAACTTATACGACGATTTAGGTAATTGTAACCTTCTTCCACCCCTTTTACTTTAACAATATATCGTTTTTCTTTCTCAATATGATAGCCATTCACCCAAGCGTCAGCAAAAATATTTTGCCGATTCTTTTCATCTTCGCAAAACCATAGATTTACTTCTTCTGGTGCGTTTTCTAGTGCGAAATGTAAAGTCTTGTTTCGACCTCTCACGCAAGAGATCCAGTTCGCCACTGGGCGAGGAAGCGTAACTCTTTCTTTTGGTTCATCTAGTTGTTTCAGATCTTTCAAAACTTCAGACGTATCGACCCTTCTGAAACAGTCATGGTTCAAATACTCGTATTTCTCAATCAATTCTTCTTTTCTCATTCCGTTACCTCTTCTACTTCTACGAGTGGGCTTTCTAGCAGCCACCCGATCCCTTTTAGATTCAGCTCGTCGATTGTAAACGACTGTTTGAATTTTAGTTTGTATCGTCGATCATCATCGAGTTCGATCATGTATGTTTTCGTTGTTTTATTAAATCGTTTGGAATTGCAAAGAAGACTCCGCAAAGACTCAATCTTTCGGCCGGTTTGTTCCGCGATCTCTTCCATTGTGCCGAAAGCGATAAGCGTATCGTTTTTATAATAAGCGAACGTGCGGACTTTCATTTCAGATCCTAATAGTTCCACGTCGTCGATTCCGAAATAATCGCATATAGCCTCGATTCCTGTTTTATCTGGTACGCGATCGCCTCTTAACCAATAATCGATTGTGTTATAGGACCAGCCCAGCTTTCTTGATAGTTTGGCTTTCGTAATTCCTTTTTCGTCCATCAAGCGCCTAAGGTTCTTTTTCAAGGCCTCGCGCTGCTTCGAGTCATATTTCACATATTCCATCGTT